GGAGGCCGAGAAGGCCCGCCTCGAGCCCATGATTGAGGAGCACCACATGCAGCAGCGTGCCATGATTGCGCGCAGCCGCAATTCGCGCACCAAGGACCGCGTGGGATTCAAGGACGCGCGTCCCTGCCGCGCGCTCTATGATTTCAACCGCGAGGCTGGGTGCTGCCAGACACGCCACCTGAGCACGGAGTGCTGGGCCCACGAGTTCACGGACGCGCTGAACAGCGAGTTCCTGGACAAGCGGGGTCAGCTGACTCCCATGGCGGTAGAGTACGGCATCCCTCGCGCGCTGAAGGACGGCTCCGCGCGTATCAAGCGCAACCAGGACGGTATCCTGGCAGTAGTGTGGGCACCCCATACCTGCTGGATGACGCACCCTGATGAGCCTGCGTGGAATCCCATCTGGGCCAGCGACAGGACTGCGCAGCCCGCAGCGCCTCCTCAGCAGCACCGTGGCCCGCCTCCTCAGCAGCAGCGTGGCTACCCGCAGCGCCAGAGTGGCTACCCTCAGCAGCAGCGCCAGGGCGGATGGCGTGATGAGCCTCAGAGCTTCCAGGGCCCTCGGCGCGACTTTGCGGTGGTGCGCGCACCCCCTGCTGTCAGCAAGCCCAAGACTGTACTCAAGGGCGGATTCAGCGCCCTGGACTATTCTGACTCTGAGTAAAACCAAATAGAACACACACAAACCAACCCAAGCACAAAAGCGAAAGAAGAGGCAGCGAAGCATAGTCGCAAGGCTCTTTTTCCATTACGCCTATGGAAACACTGGAATATCCTGTAAATGAACAATCAATACTGGCGCCCATTTCCAGCCAAACTTGTGGAAGAAGACCTCGTGTGGGCCTTTTCCACCCTTTTCCAGTAGGCTCTCCAGAAATTCAGATGTAATATGTTCCACACCTGGAATTTTATACTTCACCTCATGTGCCGCATGCTTTTTTAGCCAATTTGAAATCCGGTCTTGGAGAAATTCAGTCATGGTTTCCAGACGTTCAAATATACCCTGCCAGTAAATGTCATCTACATGCGGGTCGGCTGCGTTTTCCACAGTTGTTTCAATAAACTGAATAAGATACATTCTACCTATATATTTTCAGTTTTCTTTATGCTTGATAAAATTGAAAAGGCGGCGCAAACCAAAAATAGGCACGCACTGGATTACAAGAACACGACAAACAAGATGGCTCTCAGCAACGCTTCTTCTCAGACGCTGTCTGCTCCTGGCTCTCCTGCCCTTCTGGGCGCAACGCCCACTTGGGATCCCAGGATCAACCCCAACCCTGAGTGGCTTCACCTTGATGGGATGCTAGGAATGGAGCACCTTGCGGCAGCTGCGATTGGCAGTCTCGCAGGAACGCCCCCTGGCTCTCCTCGGCCAGACACGGGTCCCGCGCCTCGCCAGGATACTTGGAGTATCGCATACGGCAACCCGCCTCCCTGGCTGGCTGCTGTGCCGCTGACTCGGTCTAACGCGCTCCGTATCTCTACTCACCAGGATTTCACTGCCGAGGAACTGGACTACGGCTGGCCCAGTATTATGACTCCGCGGGCTGGTGCCTATCGCCCTCACTTCATGGAGCCGCTGACTACCGGTTCCTCGGCCGTCGCATCTCCTATTGACAGGGGTGTGGGGGCAGATGGTCACATCGGCGGAATTGTGCCCGCCGACTATTACCCTGGGCTCATGCCGCTGCCCTCACCTCCTGCAGAGCCCTTTGTGCCACAGGAGCCAGCAATCCTGCCACCCTCTACACCCATCCCTGGCGAGCAGTAAACAACATACCTAACACAAAACCAAACAAATGAGAAAGAGACGCATTGGTGTCTTTTTCCATTTAAGTTGACGCCTATAAAATTGATACGTGAAATACACTTGAGATCAAGTACACCTGCTGGATTAGAATACTACACGAGTCAAATGGCAAAGCTCTACACTCCTGAGGAGATTGAGGCGCTGATCCTGGCCGAGCGGAAGGCGACGATTGACGCAATCGGCCGCATCCCATACGGCGATATTGGTACGACGTGCTTTCGCTGGTATTACAACACCAAGACCGCACCGCCGCCGCTTCAGAAGTACATTGACGACACCAAGGCCGCAGATGCTGCTGCTGAGGCTGCCGATAAGGAGGAGCGGGGTATGAACTGGAGGGCGCTTGATGATGTCACAGAGCACACCTTCCCCGCGGGCGATTACTATATCGGTGACCCCTGCTTTGTGCTCAGCGATACGTCTTATGACGCAGTTGTGTGCGACGGCGGCGATGGATTCCACACAAACGGAACGCATACCATCGGGTTCTTTAGCACTGCGCACGGCGATGGCTGTTACAGGGGCACCAACGACAAGTCTTATGGAGTTGACGCTGGAATCATCGGTATTGTACCCGCTGAACTCATGAAGCCTGATATGGCAACAAAGGAATGGGGTGTAATTACCTTTGAGAACGAGTTCAAGTTCGGCTGGACTGACGACGCTACATTCTACGTGAAGGACGAGGTCAACCCTGCGAACTCGTTCCAAATCCCCACGGGGGGGTGCGACGAGGATGAGGACGATGAGGAGGACAGCGAGTAAGCCGACACTTTGTAAACAAAAACCAAACAAAGAGAAAGAGACAACGTCTTTTTCCATTTGTCTTGACGGCAAAGAAATTGGTTCGGCGAGGCTTTCAAGATACGAGTACGCATCCTGAATTCAATCTTGACAAAATGGCCTCCTTCCGCGTCGACGGTAACCAGTGGATGGTGAGCATCACATCCAAGCATGCCAACATTAGTTGCCCCACGCTCGATACAACTTACAGCATTGATACGTCACTTACGCCTGACAACCTTGAGTATGACGAGGTTGAGGGCTACACTTGTGGTATGGACATGACCGAATATGTCTTTCGAGGCGTCAACAACACAGTCATGACTATCAACTGGTCCGTGCCACGCGAGGACCATCCTGACTATCATATGCTGGAGGAGTGCGCCTCTGTCGAGTTGAGAGGAAACGGCTTTCGGAGCCAGAACCCCCTCCCCGTCGTCATTGCGCGCGCTATTCCGCTTATTGTCAACCGCGAGTATGATGCGATGGAGAAACTCGGCGCCTATCTCATCACGCGTATCTGATTCTGAAACTTACTTCTGCCTCTATATGTATTTTTAGCGTTTGAGTTTAATAAGCCGCCCTATAGCATAGCCGAGACCCATCTCGGCGAGTTTGAGGGCCGTGTGATGCCATGTATTGCCCGGGAGGATGCGGCCCTCAAGAGGAAACACTCTTACATTAAAGGCGAGTTGGAGCACTTGGTAGGCGACGGCGAGGATACCGACCCAGGGAAACCACACGGCTGTGAAGCCGAAAAAAATATGGCTTAGCGCGTAATAATGCGGTCTCTCGTATATCATTCTGTCAGAGGGTAGATAAAATTGAACCTTGGCGGGGCGCTGCGGAAAGGCACGCGAGTATCATTCAAATCTATCACACGAACAGAATGATGACCAAGACCGACCTCCAGTGCGAGATCAGCGGGATGGCCTATGAGATCGAGGACATCAAGGCGGCGATCAAGCTGTCAACTGATTCCGAGAAGCGCAAGCAGTTGAATGATGCACTTGGTTACGCCAAGAAGCAGTATATCATTCTACGCGAGATGCTGGAGAGCGGGGAGTACGTAGAGGATGAGGAGTACGAGGACCAGATGAGCCGCTGGCAGATGGCCGAGGAGAATGCGCGCATCGCGGAGGTCTACGCTTCTTGTAGCGGGAGTTACTAGGTTGGATGGTAGAGCAGAGTGCCTACTCTGCGCTACTGGCCAGGAACTGGACAGTACGCAAAAATGGATCACAAAAACTAAATACAACATTTTTGCGTTCTAGCATCTAAAGTGTGGCGCGCCTATACAAGCAATGTACACGGCAATCATTGTAGAACCGCGCAAACACGTCGCGCTAGGCTTTGTGCTCAAGAACGCTCTCGAGTGCCTTCCTGAAACATGGCGTATCATACTTTTTCATGGCACTCTAAATGCCGAATTTGCCACAGAAATTGTAGGATCCTTCACGGAACAAGAGCAGCAAAGAATTCAGCTCGTAAGACTGGAAGTAGAAAATCTAAACCAGAAGACGTACAGTCAACTCTTGGCAACACGTTCCCAGTTATATGACCACATTTCCACTGAATATTTTCTAGTTTTTCAGACGGATTCCATGTTCTTTAAAGAGCACAAGGATCTTCTTTCCATGTTTCTTTCTGAAAATTACGACTATGTTGGATCTCCATGGATGGTCTGTAATTATACGCCGACACGGCAAAGGGGATTCATTGGAAACGGCGGCTTATCACTCCGCCGAACTGAAACCATGCTGGAAATTATTCAGAAACACGACTGGAATTTGACCGTGCCGACTGAATTTGAGTGGATGGAAGATCTGTATTTTACCAACGCCTATTCTGACGTTGAAATGAAAAAACCGCCCTATGAAAAGGCCAAACTGTTTTCAGTTGACGAAGTCTTTTCACCTGTATCTTTCGGTTCCCATCGGCCCTGGGGTCACGCCCACTATGGCGAACTCGTCGAACTTCATCCTGAACTGGAAACTCTGAAAGGATTACAACACACACTTTAACTTTGGGATGAAGTTGATGGCACACAAAATTGGTCGGCCGCTTCAGGGCTGTAGAAGGTACGCGACGTATACAAGAAACACGAACAAGCAAAATGGCCTCCTACCTCCCTCAGCTCCTGAAGATGAAGAGTGACCTGGATGCGCTGATTGCGGCGATTCGGTCCGCTGAAGGCGCTGGGACTCCTGCTGCGTCTGGTGCTGCGGCTGAACCTGGCCCTGTTGCTGGCGCTATCAAGAAGCGTGGCCGCCCTCGTCTGACTGATGAGGAGAAGAAGGCTGCGAAGAAGGCCACTAAGAAGGCTGCTGCGGCAATTGCTGCTGCTGGCGATGATGCTAGCGAGACAAGCAAGCCAAAGAAGACTCTGTCTCCAGAGCATCTGGCAAAGCTAAAGGCGGGCCGTGAGGCCGCAAAGGCACGAAAGGCCGCCGAGGCTGCGGCAAAGACGGCGGCTGCCGCTGCTGGTGCCGCAGACTCTGGCTCTGATTCTGACTCGGACTCTGGTTCAGACTCTGAGTAAGAAACATACCATACAAACAAAAACAAATACAACAACCACCTGCGCGCGACCATTTTTGCGTTGGAAAAATTGAAGTAGCGGCGCGGCCCCAGTATGGGTACGCACCAATCCTAATTGTCCATTTGAGCCCTTATACGAGTTCAAATGGAGATTCGTAAGAAGGCCTTCGGCCCCTACACTCTACTGCCGCATCAAATTGCCGCAGTCCAGTGGATGATTCAGCGCGAGGAAGACACAAAGATGCGCGGCGGATTCCTGTGTGACGACATGGGGCTCGGCAAGACCGTGTCTACCGTCGGCCTCATGATCAACAAGCCCGTGGCGATGACCCTCGTGCTCGCCCCGCTCGCCGTGCTCCAGCAGTGGATTTCCACAATCCACGCGGCTCAGGGCCCCGCAGTTTACAAGTTCCACAAGGGCGACTGGCGCTGCGTCGGTGGCAACCTCCACAACGGCCGTGTGTTTGTCACCAACTACGACAAGCTCGTGCGTGGGGGCGAGGCATTTGACATGCACTTCAACCGCATCATCTGCGACGAGGCCCACACTCTGCGGAACTATATGAGCAAGAAGACCGTGGCGCTCCGTAAACTCACCTGCGACAAGTATTGGTTTCTCACCGGTACGCCCATCGTGAATGGCCCCAGCGACCTCACGTGCCTCGTCTCCCTCGCAAACTCCAAGGTGCGGCCGTTTATCGGCTACAGTAAGCAGCGCATGGAGTCGTGGATGGGCGACTGGGCGCTCCACCGGACCGCAGGGCAGATGCGTGAACTGCTCGCCGACATGCTCCCCAAGCCCGCCATCATTAAAGAGCATCGCCTCCCGTTTGCGACGGAGGATGAGGCGCTCTTCTATCGCGGCATCCAGGGGCGTATCGCGGCACAGTTGGAGCACCTGATGGAGCAGGACCGCGGCGGCGGCCTCGCGATGCTGACTCTGCTGCTGCGGCTGCGCCAAATCAGCGTCCACCCCCAGGTCTACATCAAGAGCAAGAAGAAGAAGGGAACGTATCTGCGCCCTGACTGGGAGGGCGACTCCACCAAGACCGATGCCATCGTCAACATCATGAAGGAGGAGAAGGAGGGGCACGGCTACGTCATCTTCTGTAACTTTAAGGAGGAGGTGGACATCCTGCGCGAGCGGCTCATGAAGGAGTCCTGTGTGAGCACTGTGCTCACGTATGACGGCAGCATGAGCGAGTCGGCACGGGCCGCTGTTATTGCCGAGTCTGAGGCCGCGATGAATACCACGGGCGGTGAGGGAGAGGTCGCCATGCTTGAAGACGTCTTCACAAAGCCCATGATTCCTACAGATATAATTCGGCATATTATGGGTTTCAAGGGACCTGCGCACACGGTGCTCCTCGCGCAGATTCAATGCGCGGGCACCGGTCTCAACCTCCAGCACTTTGACCGCGTCATCTTCACGACTCCCTGGTGGACTGCGGCGCTGATGGACCAGGCTGCGGGTAGAGTCCTGCGCCTCGGCCAGCGCAAGCAGGTCGTCATCCATCACATTCATCTGGAGGAGGAGGGCAACGTGTCCCTCAACATTGACGACTTTATCAACGAGAAGGTCGAGGAGAAGCGCGAACTCTGCCAGCGGCTGCTCGAGGTCGCAAATAGGCACGTGATGCCTATTGTTGAGGCAGAGGCAGAGGTGGAGACAAACTAAAATAGAGATTTACTAATTATTTGTGTAGTTTACGTTTATGTATGTAGTTGATAAAATTGAAGGCGGTGGGCCGAGCCAGCAAGAGACACACAACCTCACAGATACAACACTATTCAAAATGCCGTTCAGCCAGAAGTTCACTGTTGCCTTCCGCGGGGACGCCATCAACCCCAATGCGAAGAATGTCGTCAAGCTGTTTGAGGACAAGACCCTGAGCAACTTTGCCAAGTGGCCCGTCATCAACGTCAATCCTCACCTGATGGCCGTTACATACAAGAGCAGTCCCATGGGCCGCTAAGCCTCGCGGGTCTATATAAAAATCTAATGAAAAAGGGAAAAATATTTTTCCATTAGATTTGCTAGTTGATAGTTGCTAAAATTGAAAGGTGGATAGTTGAGTGGTCCAAGTACCGACGATACAACAGCACAAATGGACTACGCCGAGCCAAAGACGCGCAAGGAGAAGAAGGGTCGTGATAAGGACACCGATGTCATGTATGGCCAGAAGCGGGTGCGGCAACTGGAGGCATTGATGGAAAAGCGCGCCAAGGAGGGACAAAAAAAGGTAAAGCCAAACTAGAAAGAGAATCGGTATGTTTGGATTTGGTTCAAACAGTGGCAATGCCTATGGATATAACGCTGGGGCTAATATGGGCACTGGAGAGGGCGGTTTTTCCATGATGTGGGTTATTGGCGGCATCATTGTGGCGAGCCTCATCGCCTTTGGAATTTACCTCGTAATTGGCCGCGCTGAGACGCGACCCCTCAAGCAGGGCTTCTATGGCGGTCCCATCAATGGCACGTCCGGACTCGCGTGCGGCCGCATGTCCAGCGAAGCCGAGCGCCTTGTGGCCCTTTTTGCGTCCAAGCAACTGGACGTCGGCGAAGAAGGCCAAATGGATCTCCATGACCTCAAGAGCGTCCTGAGCAAGATGCTGTGTATGAAACAGGACCTCATGGCTCCCCAGCAAACCATCACCGCGGCGAAGGAACTCGGTTTCGCGACCCACATGGACATCCAGCCCGTCGCGGACCTGACTGCGCGCTGCTTTAGCAAGACCGTTCCCGAGCGCGACTTGAGCATTCAGTTCGGCAAATGGCGCGAGTTTGGCTTAGACATGGTCCGCCGTCTCTGTACCGCGGGCAGCCTCACCGAAGCCGAATCCAAAGAAGCCGAGGACTTGTTCGTGGCCGTGTGGAAGGACGCGATGGACGTCGCCCTCGGCGCGTGTATCGGCACCATCCCAAGTGGAAAAGTGAGCCCCCACGACGCTGCCCCGCGCACACCAGAGTCTATTATGGACCTATCTGAATACGAAGGCTATTATTGATTTAAAGATTATTTCTATATATTAGAATGGATATGTACACATCATTATTCTGGCTATTTACAATACTTTTCTTTAGTTTATCTGTATATTTACTATGCTGTACCAAAAAGAGTAATGTATTTTATTTACAAATAGCATCCGGTTCTGGCATGTTTGCCACCAGCAAGATTGGGCGCAAGTTTCTGGGGTTAGAGTAGTCAAATATGTAATATATTCTAAATAGTATTGTATATCTTAACTATAAGTTATACCATAATTTCGTCAAGAGAATATCCCATATCAAGCCATTTTTCCAGACGGCGTGGATGCCACGCGGCGGCGATAATGCTCTCCTTATAAGGCGCAAGACGCTTCTTTGCTTCAACGAGTTCATTTGTCCTGAACGCGTTGAATGCTCTCCACATATATGTCACATAGCGCTCTTCAATGGCCCCGCGGTGAATGTCGTCCTCCTCTCGGCGGTCAAGCCGAATTGCTTGTAGAAGAAGATCTGTATATTGAGAATATCTTGTAATAGTCCCAATATACGGCTGACGAAAGAGGTGTTTCTGCCAGAATAGAATATGAGTTTCAATTCTCTCCTCAAACTCATCATCGGTCATTGCCTTATCAAGGAATTCATTTAGAATAAACACAATAGCATACCCACGCCATTTTGGCTTTATGGAACCCAAGACGCAGTCAATGCGCTCGGCGTAATCCTCAAAGAGTTCGGCGTCATAGGTCGCACAATGGTCGGCATAATGCGCAAAGTGCCCCAGAATCCGCATACAGCAATTGAAGTTCATAAAGTACGATGTGTTTGATAGATTGAAGGTTTCTTCCTCAACATCCTTTGCGACGGCGCGCATGTAGACCTCTGGTTCGTGCTGTGTCATTTTCACTCGGTTGCTGTAAACTATATGATTTGTATACACCAATTTTATAGCATCACAATAGAATCATCAATGAAACCCGTGTTTGTCGTCTATGGGCGCATGAATCCGCCCACTATCGGCCACAAGGCGCTTATTGATGTCATGCGCGGTATGGCCTCAGCGGCTGGATGCGATTCTACAGCAACTCTATTACAAGCCTATCAAACAAGAAGACAACTATCTGGAATATAGGAATACAAAAGGGCAGACCCTAAAATATTATATCAATACATCCTTCCCAGAACATCTCACGGACGAGTTGCGCGACCATATGCGGTCGGCTGAAAATCTAATGCTGGCTGGTTTTGACCCGCACAAGAGTGTCCTAGACCTCATGCCAGGGTTGCGAAACATATACTGTAATGACAACACTGTATATGTATCAGACGAATACGATAGCGAGTATCAAAAAGAAGTTTCTGTTTTCCGCGCCCTTTCAGAAAATAAGGGACCGTATACGTATTTCCTCATTAAACAACTTGAAACAGATGAAAATATACGGCTAGAGGCGAAATCCGTTTACGCTGTCAATGGCCTTGACAATTATTATCTGAAGAGGCCAGGGCGTCTTACATAGAATCCAGCACCCCAGCCTCCATCCATTTCTCCACACATCTCGGATGCCACGCGGCCTTCATCAGGTCTTCTTTGATGATACGACAGCGTTCTTGGGTACGCTGCTTATAGAGTGAACTCTCTTGCCAATCACGTATGCGTTCAATATAAGTCTCCATAGTATCACCGTTCTCGTATTGTATACCACATTCCAATGAATTTAAACTTTTAGGAAGAAGTGGTAGTATATCTGGAGTCCATTCTACATCAGAAATATCGAATTCATGTTTCCATGGATGCTCATCACATCGCAAATGTTCTAGACCTTCAGGAAGTGTCGACCATTTAATTTTGTTTCTCATAAAGGCACATGAAAGAAACTTTAAACTTTTAGGAAGTTCTGGTAATGTTTTAAGTTCTGTATCGTTGACAATTAAGGATTCAAGTCCTTCATGAAGTTCTGGAAGTTCTTGAATTGTGCTATAAGAACATGACAGTTTTTTTATATATTTAGGAAGAACTGGTAGTCTTGTAATATCAAGCCCACTAATATAAAGACGGTCTGACTTCCAAAACTCATACCAGTTGTGTTTACATTGTGCCATTCCTTTTAAAAGGATGTCCGTGTGAGGTCCATACGCCATTTTTGTGTGCCGAATTTGGTCGTGTGTAATTGTGCCAATTTTTTGATGTTAGAAAAATTGAAGGCTGCTGACCCTGGATACAAAAGGCACACATAGCAAGCAAAAATGACTGACATTTACGTAGTGACCGAGTTTGGCTGTAACAGCAGCCACAATGACATGTATCCCCCCACCACAAAGGCCTTTGTATCCAAGGCAAAGGCCTACGCATACTATAACCGAATCAAGTCACGGCTGAATAGCCCTGACCCTGATTTCCCCATCACGGTTCATGTAACCAAGGATGCCAATGGCGAGGCCGCCATTCAGGATGGCGACGATGTAAAGCGGCCAGAGGGCGTGGCGATTGAGTTTGTGCGTGTTATTACGGAGGAGTAATGTTGATTCTATACTTTAGTTGAACTAGCGTATAGAAGCAATTTATAATTTTTTGTGTTTAAGGGCGGATGAGATTGATGAAAATCATCAGACCGATGATTTGCCAGAAACTGCGCGCGGGCTTGGCGAAAGAGAATAACTCTACAACCACATTATTCCATAAGAGCTTACCTACAAAGGCTACAATAACAAACGCTACAAGGAACGCAACCAGGGCCGCGACGGTGTCAGCATACACCTCGCGCTTTACAGCAGGATTCGTGTCGGCGAAGGCCTCAACGGCGGCGCGGGACGCGGCTCCTAAGCAAGACATCTTTCTACCGGGTGCCTTTAAAAATAACAGAGGCGCCGAATAAGTTTCTTAGCGGCGGGTGAATCAATAGGAACGCAACCAAGGTCCCACGCTTTTGTAACTTCCACAATACAGCCGAGCGTTGGGTCGCGCAGCACAAAATCCAGATGAAGATTGTATCGGCGAATCCAGATAAATCCAGCATTTTTTAGGGTCGCCAGAGTAATCGGGTCCTGGAGTTGTACAGAACGGAGGCGCCGCTTGCTAAAGAAATCCAGATAGGATTCTGCCATTTTCAGTCTACTCTAATTGGCCTATTTGCCTTAGATATGCTTCCACAATGGCCTTTTCACTATCGTGGAGGTCATCATAGGCTAATTGCTCCAGTGTCTTTGTGGGCTCATCAAGAATTTCAGCTGGAGGGGAAGGGGTCTCTTCTACGAGCGGCAGAGACGCTTCTACTGGGACTTCCACTGGGACTTCCACTGGGACTTCCACTGGGACTTCAGGGACTTCCACTGGGACTTCCACTGGGACTTCAGGGACTTCAGGGACTTCAGGGACTTCCACTGGGACTTCCACTGGGACTTCCACTGGGACTTCCACTGGGACTTCCACTGGGACTTCCACTGGGACTTCCACT